GTCCAACTTCTAAAGTTGATCCCAAGACTATTGAAAAGTTAATTAAAGGGATGAAAGAAGTAACAGAAATGAAAGTTCAACGAAACATTACATTCAAGAATTTTACGAAACTAGTTTAATAAAGGATTGTAATCTTATAAATAATAGTAAGATAAAAGGGTAAACAAATGGCAATAGGAGCAACCAATCTAAAAGTCACCAAAACCACGAATGTGGTGCGTGTGACCGGAGGTGCCGGAAACGTGGACATCGATATTGACCACTCAACATTTCTGGTGACTAATCAAACTGCAAGTTCACCTACAGTAGGTATCAAGGAAATTTACTGGACAGGAGATGTTACAATCACATCTGTTGGTACTAGTACCGTTAGATTTGATTCTGGTGGTGTTACGGCAGGTCACTTTATACTACCAGTAACAGACACAACTGATGGCGATGAGAATATTAAAGTTACTCTTGCTACTGGTTCTGGAACGTGCATCTTAGTACTGAAAAAATTAACAGGTTATGCAGGTATTTAAAAATGAAACTTATTAGAGAAGAACTTAGTTCTACAAATTTTTTAGTTGAGGAAAAAGATGGTAAGAAGAATTACTTCATCGAAGGTGTCTTTATGCAGGCAGACCTCAAAAACAGAAATGGACGGAGATATCCGAAGTCAGTAATGGAAACAGAAGTTAAGCGTTACACGACTGAAAATATCAAGAAGAACAGAGCGTTCGGTGAGTTGGGACATCCAGATGGACCAACAATCAATCTTGAACGTGTGTCACACATGATTACTAATCTAGAAATGGATGGTTCAAATGTCATGGGTAAAGCAAAGATTATGGACACACCCTATGGTAAGATTGTTAAGAATTTGATGGACGAGGGCGCAACCTTGGGCGTATCTTCAAGAGGAATGGGTTCCCTAAAAGCAGGGAAAGATGGTTCTTCTGAAGTGCAAGGAGATTTTTATCTTGCAACCGCCGCCGATATCGTAGCAGACCCCTCTGCACCAGATGCATTTGTAAATGGCATCATGGAAAATAAAGAATGGGTTTGGGATAACGGAACCATCATGGAAGTGAATATCGAAAGATATAAAAAAGAAATAGAGAATGCTAGTATGCGAAATTTAGAAGAAGCAAAACTAAAAGCATTTAATAATTTCTTGGGTAAACTTTAAATAGTATTATAAATAAAAGACAAAACATATTAGGAGTGTCCAAATGTCAGTAGAAGATAAAATCAAAGAGTTGCTAGAAGCATCTCAAGCGACCTTAAATGAGAAAGCACCTGCTGGTGTTGAAGATTTAGGTCCTGCAGTTGTAGAACCAGAAACTAAATCTGGTCCAGACGCTGGAAAGAAAAAGAAAAAGGCGGCAGAACCTAAAGCACAAGGTGCTGGCGTAAAAGAAACTAAAGTTGCTAAAGTCAAAGAAGAAGACGAAGCAGATAGTGATTTGGAAGCGATTGCTGATGAAGTACTTGCTGACGAAGATTTAGACGTAGTTTTAGAAAAGAAAGGTGTTAATCCTTTTGAGAAAAAGAAAACTGATGCTAAAGATGAAGTAGAAGAAGATGAAGACGAAGATGAGTCCAAAGAAGATGACGCTGAAGAAGAAGACGGCGACAAAGAAATGGGCGAAATGAAAGACAAAATTCTTAATGCTATGAAGCATATGGATAAAAAAGGTCTTAAAGCATCTTATAACATGGTCGCTTCTATGGCAAAGAAAATGAACCCAACTAAAGAAGACCTTGATATGTCATCTGACATTGATGCGTTAACTGAAGGTTCTGATTTGTCAGACGAATTCAAAGCAAAAGCAAAAACTATTTTTGAAGGTGCCGTAAACTCAAAACTTAGCGAGAAGATTAATGAGTTAGAAGAGCATTATCAAACACAAATTAGTGAAGAAACTGCTAAAGTACAAGAAGAATTGACAGATAAAGTTGATACTTATCTTTCATATGTTGTTGAGCAGTGGACAAAAGATAACGAACTCGCCATTGAGCGTGGTTTGAAATCTGAAATCACAGAAGACTTTATTGTTTCATTGAAGAAAGTTTTCGAAGAGCATTATATTGATGTTCCAGAAGATAAGTATGACGTAATGGCAGAGCAACAAGACAAGATTGCTTCATTAGAAGAAAAACTTAATGAAGAAATCTCTAAAAATGCTGAAAGCATGAAGTCAGTAAATGAAGCAAAGAAAGCATCTAAGATAGAAGAAATGTCTAAAGATTTAACTGATACTCAAAGAGAGAAGTTAGTTGGTCTTGCAGAAGGCATTGCTTATAGCGAAGATGGTTTCACAAAAGAATTGGAAACTCTTAAAGAGAGTTACTTTCCAAAGGTTGCTAACGCAATCGAAGTGGATCAAATTGCTGTTGAAGAATTAACAGAAGCAGTCAATGTAACCGGTGAGATGAAAGACTATGTTTCTGCAATCTCCAGAACTATTAAATAAGACCTGTGGCGAAAGTTACAGTTTATATAAATAATAAGTAAAGTTAAATAACGAGGAGATATAAAAATGTTTTTAACAGAAAACCTTCAACAGAAGTGGGGACCTGTTCTTGAGCATCCTGATTTACCTGTAATCAAGGATAGTTATAAGAAAGCAGTCACAACTGTTATCTTGGAAAACCAAGAAAAAGCAATGAAAGAAGAGCGTGGAATGCTCCACGAAGCGGCACCGGTTAACGATGCGGCGGCAATGCCAGATAGTGGTGGTATAGCAAAATTCGACCCAATCCTAATTTCGCTTGTTCGTAGAGCAATGCCTAATTTGATTGCGTATGATATTTGTGGTGTTCAACCAATGACAGGTCCAACAGGACTTATCTTTGCAATGAAATCACGTTACGCTACTCAAGGTGGTACAGAAGCACTATTTACTGAAGCAGATACAGATTTCTCTGGTAAGGGAACTCATGCTAACTCAAATCCTGTGGAATCACCTTTCACATCTGGTACCGGTGGTACTACTGCAGAAGGTGAAGCACTTGGAGATGGTTCAGTATCTTTTGGTAACTCTGGTCACTTTCAAGAGATGGCATTCTCAATCGAAAAGACTTCCGTAACTGCAACAACAAGAGCGTTGAAAGCAGAATACACACTAGAACTTGCACAAGATTTGAAAGCAGTTCATGGTCTTGACGCTGAGACAGAATTAGCAAACATCTTGTCTGCTGAAATTCTTGCTGAAATCAACAGAGAAGTTGTAAGACTTGTCTATACTTCTGCTAAACCAGGCGCACAAGCAGGTGCAGTTGCATCCGCTGGTACTTTCGACTTAGACACCGACTCAAATGGTCGTTGGTCAGTTGAGCGTTTCAAAGGTCTATTGTTCCAAATCGAAAGAGATGCGAACACTATTGCACAAGATACTCGTAGAGGAAAAGGTAATTTCATTATCACTTCTTCAGACGTAGCATCCGCATTGTCAATGGCAGGCGTTCTAGATTATACACCAGCACTTCAGTCAAACTTAACAGTTGATGACACTGGCAACACGTTTGCTGGTACTATCAATGGTGGAATGAAAGTGTATATCGATCCTTACTCAGCAAATAGTTCAGATTCAAATCAGTTCTATTGTGTTGGTTATAAAGGTTCAAATGCATATGACGCTGGTCTATTCTATTGTCCTTATGTACCTCTACAGATGGTTAGAGCAGTTGGAGAAAGTACTTTCCAACCTAAGATTGGTTTTAAAACAAGATATGGTCTTGTTTCTAACCCATTCACATCTATCTCTGCAGACAGTAACGCTTACTACAGATTGACTAAAGTTACTAACTTAATGTAATCTAAAGTTCGCTCCATTAAGGGAGAGATTAAAGGGGTGGTCTTCGGACTGCCCCTTTTTTTATTATATAAATAGTAGTATCAATAAGATAGGAAAACTACTATGGCATATGATAAGAACATAACTATCACAAATTGGACCGACAACACGGCGGCATCTAATTTAAATTTCTTAGCACCATCTCAGTTTGTATTCACAATGCAGAGATTAGGAGCAGTGGCATTTACTTGTCAAACTGCTAATATTCCTAACATATCAATGCAGGCATCTACACAAGTCTCTAGACTAAAAGATACACCTGTACCAGGTGATAGTGTTACTTTTGGTGACTTAATAATTACATTCTTAATTGATGAGAATATGACTAACTTTAAATCTTTAGCAGATTGGATGACACAGATTACTGCTGATTTAGACACTGAAGATTATAATAGATATATTAATAGACAACCAGGTTATCCAGAAGCAGGTAATAAACAACTTAAACCTATCGCACCGACAATGACAGACGCAACATTGACTATCACAGATAGTAATAATAATGCCAATGTTGAGATACGTTTTAAAGATTTATTTCCTACATCTTTAGAAGCACTACAATTTGATATTACCGATACTAGTATGCCATATCTTACTGCATCGGCATCATTTTCATACTCTTATTATGATATGGTAAAAATCTAAATTTAGTACTTGACAACCCCCTAACTTTCTGTTATAATGAATATTTGAAATGAGGTATATATGGTAGACTTAGATAAATTGCAAACTATGTGGCGTGAAGATGCATCAATAGATGACATCGAACTAGGTAAAGAAGCACTAAACGTAGCAAGTTTACACGCTAAATACATTACTATACTAAGCACTTCTAAACTTAATTTAAGAAAAGAACAGAGTGATTATGCTAAGTTAAGAAGATATAAGTGGCGATATTATCGTGGCGAACTTAGTCAGTATGAACTAAAAGATTTAGGTTGGGAGCAATGGCAAGGTGCTAAACCTTTAAAGAATGAAATGGATGAGCAATTAGAAGGCGACTTTGATTTAATTAAAAAGAAAGATAAAGTTGCATATTGGGAGACTGTTGTTAGTTTTCTAGAGTATGTTCTCCGTAGCATCAATTCCAGAGGTTGGGATATTAAGAATGCTATTGAATGGCATAAGTTTACGAATGGAATTATGTAATGATGACTACTTCAGTATTATCAGGCAACCCTAAAATATACGAATGTAGTGTTTGTGGTGAATATTATTTTGAAAGTGAAAATGGTCCTCTGACCGAAGATTATGTGTGTACTAATTGTGGTGCAAACTATATGAGTTTTATTGATATAACAGATGAATACAATAGTCGTAAAAAAGATTAATGATGTCTATATGACAGTTGATTGTGATGATGCTGGTATTAAGTACGAGTTATCAGACTTTTTCACATTCAAAGTTCCAGGTGCAGAATTCATGCCCACATTTCGCAATAAGATGTGGGATGGTAAGATACGTTTATTTAATATGTGGACTAGTCAATTGTATATAGGATTAACAGAGCATCTAGAAGAGTTCTGTAAGACTAGAGGATATACTCTTGCTGGTCAAGACACTGTTATACCTAAGCAGAACATATCTACAGAAGATGTTGTTAAAGCACTAGTAGACTTAAAACTACCTTTCAATCCTAGAAACTATCAAGTTGATGCAATTCGTGATGGTATTAATGACAAAAGATTAGTCATGCTATCACCTACAGGTTCAGGTAAATCACTTATAATATACTCTTTAACACAACTAGGAACTACAGGTCGTGTTCTTATTGTAGTACCTACTACGTCACTCGTAGAACAAATGTATAAAGATTTTGCTGATTATGGATATGATGTAGAAAGTAATTGTCATAAAATATATTCTGGACACGAAAAAAATACAGATAAGAGAATAGTAATTACTACATGGCAATCAGTTTATAAACTACCAAAGAAGTGGTTTGTAGATTTTAAAATGGTTATAGGTGATGAAGCACATTTATTTAAAGCACAATCATTAAAATTATTGATGGAAAAAACTGAAAATGCAGTTATGCGATTTGGTACTACTGGTACATTAGATGATACTAAGACACATAAATTAATGCTAGAAGGATTATTTGGACCAGTAAGAAGATTTACAACATCTAAACAGTTAATGAAAGATGGTCAACTTGCTAAATTAAAGATTACTTGTTTAATGTTAAATTATAATGATGATGTAAAGCAGGCAAATAAGAAACTATCTTACCAAGAAGAGATGGATTTTCTAGTATCATATCAACCTAGAAACAACTTTATACGCAATCTCGCAATTGAACAAAAAGGTAACTCATTACTACTCTTTCAATATGTAGAAAAGCATGGTAGAATATTATATGATATGATTAAAGAGAAAGCAGGAGACAGAAAAGTATTCTTTGTTCATGGAGGAGTAGGAGCAAACGAAAGAGAGGATATTCGTGCAATCACTGAACAAGAGAATGGTGCGATTATTGTCGCAAGTTATGGTACTTTTTCTACTGGTATTAACATTAGAAATTTGCATAATATTATTTTTGCGTCACCTAGCAAATCAAAAATTAGAAATCTACAGTCTATTGGTCGTGGTCTAAGATTAGGAGATGATAAAGATGAAGCATTATTGTTTGATATATCTGATGATATGACATGGAAAACAAGAACAAACTACACTCTAGAACACGCCGTTGAACGTATAAAGATATATAATGAAGAGAAGTTTAAGTATAAAACAGTAAAGGTAAAAATATGAAACTACCTATTAAGTTACTAAAATTATCAAATGGAGATAGTTTAGTATCGCAAATCGATATGAAAGAAAACGAAGACTATGTTACCTTAAAGGCACCAGTACGAATTAGTAGATGGATGTCTCCAGGTAAAGAAGGTGCTTTTGAAAATGCGACATTCGGTCCATGGGAATCATTCTCAGATGACCAAATTTTTCATGTGAGTAAAAATAAAATTATTACCTTGACAGAACCTCGAAAAGATGTTAAGATATATTATTCTCAGTTACTTGAAAGACTTAGTACCGAGATACCTGAGAAGTTAAGAGTACAGACACTTGAAGAAGAAATTGAAACTGAAGAGGAAAGAAGAGAAATGCACCTACAAAGAATGCACGATATGGTAGATGATTTGAATGCTACCTTAGGACTAAATGATACTGATAAGGAAGATGTATTAGAATATCTTTACAGTAAAGGTAAAGTAACAATACATTAATGGAGTAATTAAGTTATTCTGAAAAGGGAACACCCCTATTATACATACGATAACGAGAGTTGTCAAGAGAAAACAAGGATAAATTATGGCGAAAGCGAAAAGTAAAAAAGAACATTACGTTAACAACAAAGAGTTCTTAGAAGCACTGATAGATTATAAAGTAGTATGTGATGAGTATGTCGCAAGAGAAGAGCGGAAACCACCTGTAACACGATACCTTGGTGAATGTTTTTTAAAGATAGCACAACACTTATCTTATAGACCTAACTTTATTAATTATACATATAAGCATGATATGATATCAGATGGTATTGAAAACTGTTTGATGTATCTACATAACTTTAATCCTGAGAAATCTAAGAATCCATTTGCTTATTTTACTCAGATTATTTACTATGCATTCTTGCGTAGAATTCAAAAAGAAAAAAAGCAAACCGAACTAAAGCAGAAGTTAATTCAGAATATGGTTGTTGATGATAGTTTTATAACTGCCGCTCACGATGATACTCAATATACAAATCAATACTTAGAGTTCTTACAGGATAACTTTTATAATGATGACCCTATGAAGGTACAAGATATGAAAGATGCCGCCAAAGACAAGAAAGAACGTAAAGGTGCTTTAGACGAATTTATGGAGTAGATTATGATTAGTAAAAAAGTATGCGTACTAGGTGCTGGTAATGCAGGTTTAATGGCGGCACTTATATTGAAGATAGAAAAACCAGGACTTGATGTTTTTGTTGTTGGTTCTTCTGAAATAGGTATTGTTGGTGTTGGTGAAAGTAGCACGGAACACGTTAATTATTTTAGAAATCTTCTTGGAATATCAGTTAAAGATTTTGTTGTTGAGTGTGGTTGCACATACAAATATGGTGTAGACTTTCAAGGTTGGACAGACAAGAGATATATTCATTCTCTTACCTCAAACGGTGATGGCATTAAATCTGGACCTTATCATACAGAACCAGAAGAGTTATTCATGTACACAAACATGAGTGCAGACTGTGAACCTACAGACTTATCTCCACCATATCATTTAAAATATGAAGTAAGAGATGACGATGATTTTCCTAATCAATTTCATTTTGACACTCAAAAACTAAATAAGTTTCTTATCAAAAGATTAAAACCACAAAATATTAAGTTTCACGATGATACAATTACAGATGTTCTTGTCAGCGAATGGGGCGATGTGGAAGCAATAGAGAGTGCTACTACAAGATATGAAGCAGATATCTTTGTTGATGCTAGTGGGTTTAAAAGACTTATTGCTAACTCTGTGCCTGGTTTCAATTTCAAATCTAGACAAAAAGATATGTTTGTAGATAGTGCTTTTGCTTTTCAATGTCCACATGACGAACCAGATAACTATCCAACATTTACTCAAGCAATCAAAATGGATGCTGGTTGGATGTGGCGAATACCTACATCTAAACGTATGGGTAATGGTTATGCATATAGTTCAAAGCATATTAGTTATGACCAAGCAGTACAAGAAGTTCACAGAAAACTTGGATTCAAACCTAAAATAGGTAAAACATTTAAATTTGAGGCAGGTAACTATGATAGAACGTGGGTAGGTAATACAGTACTAATAGGACTATCATCACACTTCTACGAACCCCTAGAGGCGACTGCAATAGGTGTTGGTATATCACAAGCAAGAATACTAGCAAACTATATTAATTCTTCTTTCGCTTCTAAAGAAACATATAACGTAATAATACAAGACTTATTTGAACAAGTATTTGCTTTTGTTAGACTACACTATGTAAACTGTAAAGTAGACACTCCTTTCTGGCAAGAGGTAAATAATACACTTTTACCGGTAGAAGTGAAAAAATATCTTGACATTGCTAGAGAACGTGTGCTATTATTAGAAGATGTTGGGAATAGAAGTGGAGCAGTTGCAACAGAAAATAGAATATTCGGTGCCCATAACTGGAATCAAGTTTTATATGCTTTAGGATTTTTATCTAAAGAAGTTCTTGAAGACCATGTAAAAGCATATGGACATATACCAAGACGTAGATATTTTAGACAAGACTTTGAAACTATTCCTCATAAACAGTTAATTGATAAATGGAACAATAAATGAAAATAGCACTAGTAACTGATACACACTTTGGAGCAAGAAACGATAGTGAAGTATTTAATGATTACTTCTTTAAGTTCTATGATAATGTTTTCTTTCCTTATCTTCAAGAAAATAATATAACTACTTGTATTCATTTGGGTGACATTACTGATAGGCGTAAGTTTATAAACTTTAAGACATTACATAGATTTAGAAAAGACTTTGTATGGCGTCTTGGTGAGATAGGTGTTGATACCCATGTTATCATAGGCAATCACGATACATACTTCAAAAATACAAATGAAGTAAATAGTATGCACACATTGTTCACTTCATTTGATGGTAAGTTAGAACCTTGGATTTATACTGAAGCAACTGAAGTAGAATTTGATGGGTGTAAAATGTTATTTGTTCCTTGGATTTGTGATGACAATCGTGAGAGAACTATGTCTACTATAGATAAAACAGATGCACAAGTTCTTATGGGTCATCTAGAAGTTAAAGGTTTTACAATGTATAAGGGGTATACAAACTTTGACCATGGTCTAGATAGAAACTTATTTAAGAAGTTTGACTTAGCATACAGTGGTCACTTTCATCATAAATCAACACAAGATAACATAACATATCTAGGCAATCCATATCAGATGACATGGTCAGACTATGGTGATAAGCGAGGATTTCATATCTTTGATACTGAAACTAGAGAGATTGAATTTATTGAGAATCCATATTCTATATTTAAAAAGTTAGAGTTTAATGATAGAGATAAGTCATATGAAGACTTTGATGCTAGTGAGTATAAAGACCATTTCGTAAAGGTGGTAGTAATCAATAAAATAAATGCAAAACTATTTGACAAAGTTATTGATAAACTGTATAATGCAGGTGTACATGAAATAACTATCATTGAAGATTTTACAGATTTCAATGCTACTTTTGTTGATGATAAGAATTTGCAATTAGACGATACCTTATCCCTACTACATAGTTATGTTGATGAGGTTGATACAACTGCAGATAAAGAACGAATTAAAAATGACATGAAAAGATTATATGTTGAAGCGAGTAATAACACAGTATGATAAAATTTGAATATGTAAGATGGCGTAATTTTCTTTCTACAGGAAATGCTTTCACTGAAATAAATGTATGTAAATCACCAACAACACTTGTTGTGGGTTCTAATGGTTCTGGTAAGTCTACATTTATAGATGCAATATGTTTTGCATTATTTAATAAACCTTTCAGAAAGATTAAGGTTGGTCAATTAATCAACTCAATTAATATGAAAGATGCATTAGTAGAAGTAGAGTTCAGTATTGGTTCTTCTCAGTATAAAGTTAGAAGAGGTTTAAAACCAAATCTATTTGAGATTTATCAGAATAATATATTAATTAATCAAGATGCGGCAACGAAAGATTATCAAGAATTTTTAGAAAAACAAATACTAAAACTTAACTATAAATCTTTTACTCAAATTGTTGTACTTGGTTCATCAACTTTTGTACCATTTATGCAACTACCAGCACCACATCGTAGAGAAATAATTGAAGACTTATTAGACATTCAAATATTCACAAGAATGAATGATATTCTTAGAGGTGAATTATTACAAGTTGGATCAGAGTATAAAGATGCAGAAAGCAAACTGTCGGTTGTTCGACAGTCAATCGATTTGCAAGAAGATTATCTGGAGCGAGTAGATGAACAACGTAAGAAATCGACACAAGAAATCAATGAGCGAATTGTCAAGGCGAAGAACTCAATACATGAATACACAGAAGAAGTCTCCGAAAAACAACGAACTATCGCTGAGTTACAACGAAGCATTGAAGATGAGGAATCAATTACACGCAGAAAAAATAAAGTAAACTCATTACAAGACCAAATGAAGCGAACACAAAAGAAAGTTGCAAATGATATTACATTCTATAGAGATAATGATGAGTGTAGTACTTGTAAGCAAGATATTCCTGTATCATTTAAAGAAGATGTAATCAAAGCAAGAACTGCTAAACTACAAGAGATTGAAGTGGCATCTGTTGATTTAGATAGAAAATGGGATGATGCAAATACTAGATTGAATGAGATACATGAAGTTCAAAAGAAAGTAACTTGGCAACAACAATCGATTAATGATAGACAAGTTCGTATTCAAGCAGAGAATAGAAGTATTAAAGAATGGAATACAGATATTGAACGTGCGAATGCTATAGCATCAAATGATGAAGAACATCAACAGAAACTAGTTAGTATGAGAGAAGAAGAACGGCAAGTCTCAGACACAAAGAATATATTAAACGACCAGAGATACTATTCTGAAATATCTGCAAACTTACTAAAAGATACCGGCATTAAGACTAAGATTATTAATCAATATTTACCAGTTATAAATCATTATGTAAATCATTTTTTACAAGCACTAGACTTCTTTGTTCAATTTAATCTTGATGGTTCATTCAAAGAAACAATTAAGTCAAGACATAGAGATGATTTTAGTTATGCATCATTCTCCGAAGGTGAGAAGTTGCGAATTGATTTGTCTTTACTATTCACTTGGCGTACTATTGCAAAGATGAAGAATTCAACAAATACTAATCTATTGATATTAGATGAAGTGTTTGATAGTTCATTAGATGCAAATGGTACTGAAGAGTTTTTAAAAATATTAAACACTATGGATAAAGGAATAAATGCATTTGTTATTTCACATAAAGGTGATACTTTATTTGATAAGTTTACTAATACCTTGCGTTTTGAAAAACCTAATAATTATTCTAGAATTGAGGCACAATGATACTACAACTAACACCACCCCACGAAGTCACAAAACCACCTGAGTTTGATTTTGAAAATCCTATAGTCGATCCAAAAGAACTTGCTGATAGATTATGGGAAAATATGAACCATTATAACGGAGTAGGATTATCTGCTACTCAAGTTGGAATTAACACTAAAGTATTTGTTATGGGTAGAGATGACTTTCGTATGAATGTATTCAATCCACAAGTAATACAGATGTCTGATGAATTAAAAGCATTCAAAGAAGGTTGCTTAACTTGGCCGTTCTTAATGCTATCAATTAGAAGACCTATTGACTGTACAGTATCATACTATACAGAAGAGAATGAAGCAAAGACTATGAAACTTGTAGAAATGTCTGCTAGAATATTCTTACATGAATATGACCATATGTTAGGGGTTGACTTCACACAGAGAGCATCTAAACTTTCATTAGATATAGGTATGAAGAAAAGACAAAAGATGCTTAAAAAATTAGAGAAATCTGGAAAGTTGGTAAATAATGCAGGTCGATACGAATTATCTAAGACTTCCTAGAGAAGACGAAATCATTGAATATGATTTTGAATTGTTCAGTTGGGAAACTGCTATGGATAATTTTCAAGCATCTATTCACGAAAGACAGAAGTATGATTTTATTCAACGTGGAGTAAAACCTATAGGTCATTATGATGATGAAGATGAAAGTACTTGGAATAGAATGCCTACTTTAGTATCACATCATGCAGAACTAATACCAGTCGTTAGTAAAGTAAGAAAACTGATTGAAGATAAATGGATGATTAAAGAACCAGATAGAGTTAATTGTCATATGTTTGTATCAATAACTTCAAACTCAAAATGCTTTGATTGGCACGATGATGAAGATGAAACATATATCTGGCAAGTCAAAGGTAAAACGAAATGGTACTTAGGCGAAGATGAAACCATATTGAGTCCAAATGAAATTATACATATACCAAAATTTAAGAAACATAAATTAGAAATTATAGAACCTAGGATATCGGTTAGTTTCAGTATTGAAAGGAAACGTAGATGAGTGAAGAAATGAAAGCATGGCAACATGGAATGGAACTAGACTATCTAAAAGAAATTGCAGGATTATATACTAAGTATAATTCGTTTACTGACAGTCCTTTTGCTCAGTGGAAAAAGAATAACATAGCAGAAGGTATTCATAAAGAAACAATGAGACAGGTTGGAGATGCTTGGGTTAATATTAATGAAGCAAAAGTTCGCTCAAGGATTACGATGCATGGCGATACGACTATTGGATTTAAAGAACCAGGTGATGTTATCATTCAACATATTAGTGACTACAATTCAGATGTAAAAGATTATGTAAATAGTTTTGATAATCGCAATTGTTGGTTGTATGTATGGGCAGAAGATGACGAAGCAATTGAGTTTGCGAAAGAACATTGTGGGTTTAACTACGTTGGAAGCAAAATAACGACTTTTGCAGAGATTTATAGCATATTCTTTAGGGATTCATCAATATCACTGGAGGAACGCACACACACTCGCATAGACGGCGCAGAGGCGGTTAACATCAAGAAGTGTACATTTGATAACATCGAAACATCGTTTATCGTCACTGAACTAGAAAATATTCAACAAGAATACACAAATCACTACTCAAATTACAATAAGAAAGGTTCGTGGTCAGCAATATCTCTCAGAGGTTACAGACCAGATGCATCTTTCATTGCAAAACCAATAGAGATGAATAAGAAATGGAAAGCAGATAATGATAAATGGGAAGAATGGCAATGTGAAGATACACCATTGCGTGAAAAGTTTCCCTATGTAAATGAAATTATCTCAAAGATACCTACTGATAGGGTTGAACGGATTAGATTTATGTCTCTCGTACCAGGAGGTGGAGAATTGAGTAGACACACTGACCAAGTCGACCCTCATCTAGGTGTAGCAGATGGTAAAATTATGAGACTACATATTCCAGTAATAACAAATTCAAAGATGGAATTTACATCGTGGGATATGCATGGTAAGAAACATTTAGTTAATATGAAAGAGGGTGAACTGTGGTACCTCGATATACGAAAACCACACATGGCAGTGAATAATGGTGATGACATCAGAATTCATTTAGTAGTGGATATAGAAGCAAATGATAAATGCAGACGATTATTTAGCGTTAGTTGAAGACTGGACAGACCCTTATGAACCACCAGTTATTGAAATACATGATGATGTTCATGTTGTTCGTGACGATTTGCTTCCTGCTGGTAGTAAAATTAGGTTCATCGACAAACTCATCAGAGATACCGAATGTGAAGAATGGGTATTCGGAGGAAGTAACAAAGTTGGTTGGGGTCCTATTTCTTTAGCATATGTTTGTAAAAAATATAACAAGAGTTCAACTTGCTTTTGGGCGGCAAGAAAAGAACCAACATGGCATCAAGAAAAGTATCTTGAATACGGAGGTAATATCGAATGGGTGAAGATGGGAATGTTAAATGTTACTCTGTCAAAAGCAGAGCATTATCGCAGAGAGAGTCCTCAGACCCGAAAGACATTGCCTTTAGGACTAGAACACGATTGGGTGTTAGGAAGTATAGTGAAAGTCTCGCAGTCGCTACCTCTAGTGCCAGACGTAATATGGACAGTAGGATCATCAGGAACTCTGAACCGAGGGTTGCAACTTGCATTTCCAGAGTCCGAAGTTCATGTGATACAGACGGGTCATAAACTTAGTGAGAGACAGATTGGTAGAGCAATCTTACATGAAGTACCTTATAAGTATGATAAACCAGTAAAAGAAGCAGAAGCACCACCTTTTCCTTCTGCACCTGAATATGATGCGAAAGCATGGAAAGTGATAAAAGAAAATATGAATAAAAATAAAACTAATTTATTTTGGAATGTAGCGGCATGAGAAAGCAAGTCGATTATGTAGATGGTTTGTTTACTGATGAATTTATTCAAGAAGTATCAACTAAGTATCATACAAATTTATTCGAATATGGTAACATATCAAATAATCCTAATGATGCAACCTTTTGGTCATCTAGACGTTTGAATGATAATTCACCAATCGCAGATTGTTGGCATCAAAAGAAAATACTTGATGTTATATCTAATTATTATAAATTTAAAACTTTTAAAGTAGACAATCAAAATATCTACATCAATGGACAGACATATGGGTTAGATGGTTCAATGCATATCGATAGTCGTCATAACACTGCACCTGATGCACACTGTACAATTTTGTATATGGTAAATTGGCAAGATGAGGGTATACAAGGTTTCGAAACAAATATGGGTATTGTGCCATTCGAACCAGGTAGAGTTGTGATTTTCAACTCAATAATGTCACATAGAGGGTTATCTACCGAAAGAGTGAATAATTTAAGAATGACATTAACATGGAAAAGTTGCGAAATAGTACTTGACAAAACTAGTCCTTTAGTGTTATAATGAAAACTAATATAAGTGAAGTAGAGGTTATTAAATGAAGCATTTTTACGAAAGAAATAGTTATCTATTAGAACACGAAGTCAATAAGACATTCGAAGACGTTCTATGGATGACTGATACTGATTTTAGACAATGGTTAGTTGATATGAGAAAAGAAGTTGTTTACTCATGGGACACTTTAGGATTACCTCCTAGAGTTGGTTGGTCAGAAGATAAGATTATTGACCAGTTCAATAAGATGTCTAGTTTCAACGTAAAAGATTTTGAATGCTTTAATGAAGAAACTAATGAAACAGATGTTATTAGAAATACTAGTGTTGTAGGTAATGCCGCCAATCAGTGGTTCCCTACAATGATGAAAACAAAAATTGTCTACAATGATATTAGTAAAGCAAAATCTATATATGACCATTTTGTAGACGAAGACTTATTTCAAAAGGTGTACACATATGGACATAGACATTTCAAGAGAGATAGTTTTTATCACTATTCTAATCCTGTCAAGTTGGATGATGTACTAGATTTCGAAAATCAAAAGTACAAAGTAAAATCTGGTGTAGACTTTATTAACTGGTTTGAGAAAGTAGGAAGACAATACGATACACACGACTATTGGTTGAAACCTGATAAAGAAGAAGAGTATACAGGTTATGATGATAAACTTAGAGGTGTTAATTGGGCATCTTTAACTAGAGAAGAAATTGAGAAATTAGATATTCCTGAGAACTGTAAAGTAAACATGAAAGATGATATGAATGTATATCAAATTATGTTTTTCAAAAAAGGTCAAAAGATTTTTCCTCTAGGTTTCAAACCATTTCGTATTTCATGGTGTCAATATGCCGTGAACTTTC